TGGGCACCCTTCCCGCCCGATAAATCCCGCATGCGACTTCCCACGGCGCCCTCCGGTAGCTGGCCGTGCTGCGAGGTCGCAGCCGAGTTTTGTTGGATCAACCACAGAGGTATTTGCGATGCGCCCAGTTATGACTCGAATCGGCAATTCTCGCTCCGGCTTCAAGAGCGCTGGTAAAGCGCTGTTCCATCACTGGGGTGTAGACACGATTGAAGCTGATACCGGCTTTGGAAACTACACCGTGGCGGTCGTCGAGTATCCGGACGGCCGTGTCGACATCTTTCCCCCGGCGAACATTTTGTTCCTCGATGTGCAGGATCAGGGTCAAGCGGTAATCGACACCTTCACCGGAGAAGCGAAAGTCGCTTAACCCAAACACTGGAGGCGACCATGGCAACCAGCTATGCAGACGGTGCGCAAGCCCGAGAGTGGGATAGGCGCTACGACGCTTGGGGTCGCGAGAAGAAAGCGAAGCCCGACGAGTTCCACGACTACGAATCCTCTGAACAGATGCGCACTCAGGCGCTGGCTGATCGTGCCGCTCGCTCAATCGAAGAGCACAAAAGCCTGAAGCGGCGCATTACCGCAACCATGGCTCAAATGGAAATGGTGTGTCCGCCAAAAGGAGGCGCAGCGTGAGCACTCAACAACGAGACCACGATACGGCGGTCACCTGGATCGAAGGCGAGATCGACAACATGATCCGGGATTTGGGCAAGCCAAACGCCAGCTCGGCGGCTACATCGGTAATCACTCTGGCCTACCTGCTGCGCGTGATCGACGACGCCGAGCAGCGCCACTACCGGGCGCGCATCGATCAGATCTACTCCTCCTATAACGAGTCGAACAAGCAGGGAGCAGCAGCATGACGACCCCACCGGTTAAATCACTGATCGACGAGCAGCTCGACGAGATCGAATCGAAGCTGGTCCTGCTGGGTTTCGGCCTACCGTTCAACGAGGTGATTGGCAGGTCTCGCGAAGCCCTGGTCGCCAACCTGCCACGCCGTCTGACGGCAACCATGAAAGGCGGCCGGATCGCGGTGAGGGTTCGGCCATGACGTCCTATCAGCGCGCAAAGCGCTTTTGGTTCTGGCGCGGCTCAGCCATCGCCCTGCTCTTCTTCACCGCCTGGATGCTGGCAAGCGCCTACTCCGGCCAGCTCACTTAATAACCCACACCTTCAAAGCTGCGCACCGCGCCGCAAGGAACAGTCATGTCCGGAAATACTAAACAAGCACAAGAATCGCTCGAAATGAGCGAAACCGACGACGTACAAAAATCTGTAGTTCCTGCGGTTGCCGTCACCGACATCGCCGAATATCGGCCGCACGAGGAACAGATAGTTCGTCTGGAGACCACTTACGCGAAGCTGGTCGTTGACTGCTCGACCAGCGAAGGTTTGGCGAATGCGAAGGAAGTTCGCGTTGATATCCGCGACGTGCGCTACGCCCTGGCGAACACCACCAAGACGGCGCTCGTTCCATATCAACAGAAAGTCAAGGATGCCCAGGCTCGCGTCAACCAGGTTAAGGAGTTCGGCGAGGCCCTGAAGGATCGAGTCTTGGCAATCGAGGCGCCTGTTGACGAAGCAATCAAGGCCGAAGAAAAACGCGTAGCTGACGCCAAGGCCGAGCGCGAGCGTGTCGAGGCGGAACGTGTCGAAGCCATCCGGACGAAGATTACCCGCTTTAGTTCTGTCGCTGCTGCATATGCAAGCCGCAGCGCTGCTGATGTCGCAAGCGTCCTGCAAAGCGTCAAGGAGTCGGTGATTCTGCCCGAAGAATATGCCGAGTTCGAAGCTGAAGGCACCATCGCCCGCGACAACGCGATTGAACAGCTGGAAACGCTGCACAAGTCTGCCGTTGAGCGAGAAGAGGCTGCCGCCAAGCTGCTGGCCCAGCAGAAAGAACTTGATGAGCTGCGCGAGAAGCAGCGCATCGCGGATGAGAACGCGGAGAAGGAACGCCAACGGATCGCGGCAGAAGATCGCCAGCGCATTGCAGATCAGCAAGCAGAACTAAACCGGCAGCGCGAGCAACTGCAACGCGATCAAGATGCCCAGCGCCTCAAGGACCAGCAACACCAACTCGATCAGGAAGAACTGGCTCGCCTGCGCGCCCAAGCTTCCGCACCTGCCCCAGTCACCGCCACGGCTGCGCCACTGGTCGCAGAGAAAATCGAGGTCCCACATGTCGTGCAAGCGATCGCCGCTGAATCCGACGATGTGACTACGACCGCGCCTCCGGTCGAAGACATTGTCGAGGTTGTAACCTTGGGCTTCGACGTGGACCTCGATACTGCTCGCGCTTGGCTTCGCGCCATCCGCTTCTAACCCCCTCTTTCCATCTAAAGGCCGACCAACTCCTGATCGGCCACGGAGAGCGCAATGACCGATTCAGACATTCAAGCACCAACGGGCATCGCCACGTACCACGATCCGTCGCACAACGCGGCAGCGCTCATCCTCGATCCAGGCACCATGAAGTCGATGAGCGACCTCGCAATGATGATGTCGAAGGGCGTGACGACAGTCCCCAAGCATCTGAAGGGCAATCAAGCTGACTGCATGGCGGTAGTACTACAAGCAATGCAGTGGCAGATGAACCCTTTCGCTGTTGCGCAGAAGACGTTCATCGTCAACGGCGGCGCGCTGAGCTATGAGGCGCAACTCGTCAACGCAGTGATCACCGCCAAGGCGCCAGTCAAGGGTCGCTTGAACTTCGAGTGGTTCGGGGCCTGGGAAAACGTCATCGGGAAGATGCGCGAAGTCACCAGCAAGACCAAGAAGGACGAGGACACTGGCGAGTTCAAGAAGTACCGCGTTCCGGCCTGGAGCTTTGACGACGAGAAAGGTCTCGGGATCAGGGTCTGGGCAACCTTCAAAGGCGAAGACGAGCCACGCATTCTGGAACTACTGCTCACCCAGGTCCGCACGCGGAACTCTACGCTTTGGGCGGAAGACCCCAAGCAGCAGATTGCCTACCTGGTGACCAAAAAATGGGCGCGACTCTTCTGCCCTGACGTCATCCTCGGCGTCTATACGCCCGACGAATTCGAAGACTCGTACGGCGGCGAAATCGATATCACCCCTGCGAAGCAGGCTTCAAACACCGCTGCCGCTGCTGGTGTGTCGTTCGGCCCGAAATCCCCATCGCCGGAAATCGACGGAGTATTCGCAGACCTTCTGGTCGTCGCGAAGCGGCAGGACATCGAAGCCTATGCGACAGCCTGGGCAGGTCTCAAGCCTAAGCAACGCGCAGCGATCGGCCTGGAGTGCCACGAAGCGCTAAAAAACATGGCGGCAACCGTTGATGGCGACTTTACCGATATGACTGGTAACAACGAAGGCCTGTCTCAGGTCGGGGAAGCGGCGTAGTGAGAACGGAACTTCAGGGCACTGAAAAGTGGCATGCAGACCGATCTGGCCGAGTGACAGCCAGCCGGTTCAAAGATGTGCTTGCCTGGGGGAAGCCTGACAAGAATGGGAAGCGCGAGCCTATGGGTGCGCGCACCTCATACATGCGCGAACTGTGCTTCGAGCGTCTGGCAAAGAAGTCCAAGCACAACGTCAGCAGCGCTTCCATGAAGTGGGGTCACACCGAAGAACAGAAGGCTCAGGACGCCTACGAGATGCTTACCGGCAACATCGTCGTGCCGTCAGAGTTCATCGTTCATCCGAAGTATGACTGGCTCGGATGCTCGCCAGACGGCCTGATCAACGATGACGGTGGCACTGAGTCGAAATGCCCTTTCAACGAGGCAATACATGTCAGGACCTGGCTCGAAGGCATGCCCGAAGAACACATGCCGCAGGTCCAGGGTTGCATGTTCGTCACGGGACGGAAGTGGTGGGATTTTCTGTCGTTCGATTCTCGTCAAGATGAAGAGTGTCAGCTCTATATCGAGACGATTTACCGCGACGAAGACTACATCGCCAACCTGCACAAAGAGCTTGTTCAGTTCAACCTGGAACTGAATCGCATGGTTGATGAGGTCGCGGACAAAGCGCGGGCGCAAGCACATAGATTAGGAGCTTGATCATGATCAGTAATCACCTCAACCTCATCGAACAGCAGCGACAAACCGCGGAATCCATCAATGACCGGGTCGCCCAATATTTGGCCGCTGGCGGGCAGATCGCCCAACTGAAAAACCCACCACGCAATCCGCTGCCACCTCCCCGCTCACAGAAAATAGATCCTGAGACAATCCTCAAACGCCGGCGCATCTCTCCGAGTCGGACCGAGCGCCAGGCGCTGCGCAAAATGGCGGACTCACTATGAGCAAGCGCAAGCCCAACAACATGCGGGCCCGGGTCGAGCGGTCGTGCCGGGCACTGCTCAGTACCAACCACGTTGCAGTGGTGAACATCGATCCGAGCGGCCGCCAGGGCATGATCAACTGGAAGAACTGCAAGAACATCCCGCCAGGCCAACGCATTGCCGACGCAGTCTGCGACGTTGCCCATCGCTGGACGATCTACCTCAGCGTCCAGTGTCGCGATCAGCGCGGGCACCGCTACACCAAGTCGGTTGAAGTGGCGCCCCAAGGCAACTATCTGGCCGCGCACCTCGAAGACGTGATCGAGGAAACCTACAAAGACCTGGTGGCCGAGAGCAATCCGAACCATCGGGTTGCTTCAGGCTGGATCGCCATTCCCGCCGAGATATCGCTGACTGAAGAGCAGGCCGCCCGGGTGTTCGACGCCGTGGGTGTCTGGAATAAGCAGAGAGCCGCATGAGACGAATCAGCAACCAGGTGCGCCAGCGCCGACGACAGACATGGCTGGATCTACCGGCCCACGGAATTGAAGAGGCAGGCCATGGCCATGACCAATGCGGAACGATCAGCGAAGTCCGCGGCGAAGAAGAAGAGCCGCGGCGAAGAGGAAATACGGCTCCACTGCCTGTCCGGCACGCGCCAAGCCCTTGCTGAGGTGATGGCCTGGAGCGGTATCGAGGAACAGGGCGAGGCGATCACGCTGATGATTCACCATCTGCACGGTCTTGGGCCGGTCGGTGCCCTTCCCTTGCTGACTCCACCGCGACACGAATACGAGATACCCGAAAACGTGTCGCGGAAACTGGAGCGCGCCTGCAGGCGCGAGGCGCTGCGCCTTAGCAGCGACAATTAACCATCACAGATTTTCGGATTTTGCTCAAGAACTCACTGTTGCCGGTGCTTCCAACACCGTGTGAAGAACAGAAGTGAAGATTTTGTAGCTGTAAAAGCGATCGCCAGAATCGATGAGCGTTGTGCCATCCACATCTAGGATATTGCCATCTCGATGGATGCGGAATCGACCTATCTCCACTTTTCCGCTCCCGATTTGCTGAGTTAGAAGCACGGCCTCCGCGTAGCCGGCTTGCCCTACGGCTAAAAGGCTAAGCTTGATAGAGAATATTTTATCAAGCATCTTTCCTTCGATGCAGTTTTCTTCCTGAGCCAACTTCACATCGACGAGATCAGCGAAATATGCTTTTGATATTTCCTGCCAGTTATCTACAAGTCCCAAGAAAGTTGAAGACGCGTAAGTCCAATCACGCTTGATTTTGCTTAAATAGACTGGGAATTCTTCAGGATTACGAGTGAAGTCCATTACATCTGCTCCCGTTAAAAAGTCCTTTGATGGGCGAATAGAGCCCATCCCTTTGTAGTTCACACGCCATTAAATTTCCACCCACCCGCACGCTGCGCATCCGGTCACGGAGGGCGGCGCCTACCCGAGGAATTCGCAATGCCCGTTCTCCACAGCGTGATTCATAAGATCGACAAGAAGCCCGACGGCAACCCTGCAATTCTTCACCGCAGCGCCGGCGAACTGGTCGAAAGCCAGGCCCGCGACGAGCTAATTCAACAGTTCAACGAAAGCTACAACGCCACCGCCGGCAAGGGCTGGGGTTTCTTCCATGCCGAATCCGGCGCCCACCCATTCAGCGGCTGGCTCAGCAACTACCTGGCCGGTACCGAAGACTTTATGGAGTTCAGCAACACCGCCGTCGAGCACCTGCAAAAGCTCATGGAAGAATCCAACCTGACGGTCGGCGGAAACGTCCTCTTCTGTCATTACCTGCAAGGCATGACCGATTACCTGATCATTGCCCTGGTGCAAGAAACCGAGGCGGTAATTCTTAGCGATAGCCTGGTGCTGTGGCCAATGCGGCGCCTGGACCTCGACAGCATCTTCCTCGCGGCTCGGATCAATCTGTCCGAGTGGAAAAACAACCCAGCCTCGAAACAGTACGTGTCGTATCTCAAGGCGAAGAAAGGCCGCCGCGCAACCGAATACTTCCGCGACTTCATTGGCGTGCAGGAAGGTATCGACGGACCAGGCGAAACCCGAACCCTGCTCAAGGCCTTCAGCGACTTTGTTGAAAGTGAAGACCTCGGCGAGGAATCCGCACGCGAGAAGACCGACACGCTGGTCAGCTATGCCATGTCCCAGGCCAAGCTGGGCGAGCCGATCACGCTCGATGAACTGTCCGAAGTGCTCGACGACGATCAGCCACTGGCGTTCGCCGAGTTCGTTCAGGGCAAAGACTACGGCCTTTCGGCTTCAATTCCGCCGGACAAGAAGACCTTGAACAAATTCCGGCGCTTCACCGGCCGCGCCGATGGCCTGTCGATCAGCTTCGAACAGCATCTGCTGGGTTCCAAAGTCGAGTTCGACGAAGCCGGTGGCACGCTGACGCTGCGCGGACTTCCCCGTCAACTCACCGATCAGCTCAAGCGCGCAGCCGCCTGATCATTCCCGATACGCCGCGATCCTCACGGAGAGCGGCGCCTGGCAGAAGATGGAAGCAGTGAAACGCGCCAAAGCAAGCCTTACTCATCACTCATCGGTTGCTGTTCAGCCCTAGCTGCCGAATAAGTGCCGCGTGTATGCACCCCAGAAGAATTGCGCGTACCTCCATTACACTCTGCACAAGAGAGCGTAAGTGCAACCGAATCCCCCTGAATACTATTGAACAATCTCTGCATTTCAGAACTTCCTTTCAACAATTTCTGCGCAACCACATGATCGCCTTGAACACCAGCGGAAGTAACCGGGTATTTACACCAAGAGCACTCAAATAATAAAAAATGCTTACCATTTATTTCTCTCACCCAGAAGTTACTTGCGGCTAGTGCCCGATTAATAACTACAGCCTTATAGCTACTGCCAGCCCAATTCGGGAGTTCATGAGCTGTCCCTTCTTTGCACGTGTACCGTGGCATAAAAATCTTCCTTTTGACTGCGAACACAAAATTGCACTTCAACCAATAGCCCAATACAACCAATCACGCCACCCTGGCGAAGATCCGAAGACTAAGTAGCGATCAATTGGTATTTCGCGACTTCGACCCTTGAAATGACCGCCTGAAGGTCGGCCTTCAAGAAGTCTGCAATACAGGTCCTGGCCCGACCGATGTCGAACTTTTGATTGTTCCGGCTCATTTCGGCGAGAAGCGTCTTGTTGACTAAGTAGCGACCACAACCCGCGCAATCCCGGTCGTAGAAATCTCCGACCACTGGAAGGTCGATATCAGTCCCTTTGCAAATGAAGCACGTCATGTTCCAGCCCTCCTTGTGAATGACCACTCAACTGTAGCTGATCCCTATCACCCCTCCACCGCCGGGCATGGCCCGGCATAGGACGCCCATGTCTCCCTATAAAATATCTGGGCCAACGGTCGTCAGTTTTTCCGGCGGCCGTACCAGCGCCTACATGCTGCGTCAGGTGCTGGGCAACAATGATGACCTGAGCGATCTGGTTGTTACCTTCGCCAACACCGGCAAAGAGCATCCGGCCACGCTGGAGTTCGTCCGGGAATGCGCCGAGCGCTGGTCAGTACCGATCGTCTGGCTGGAGTACCTCGATAACGAAGCAGGGTTTGGGGTTGTGGACTTCGCCAGCGCCAGCCGCCAGGGCGAGCCATTCGAAGCGCTGATCCGCAAACGGAAATACCTGCCTAACCCAGTGACCCGGTTCTGCACCATCGACCTGAAGATCCGCATCATCCACAAGTACCTGCGCAGCCTGGGCCTTTCGAACGAAGAAAACCCCGTGGACATGATGACGGGCATTCGAGCCGACGAACCGCGGCGGGTGGTGAAGATCAGGCACCGGAAAAGCACCAGCGAAAGCAAGTGGGCCACGATGGTGATGCCGCTGGCTGATGCCGGTGTCGGCGTGCAGGACGTGACGGACTTCTGGGCCGGCCAACCATTCGATCTGATGCTGCCGACGATCAACGGCAGGACGCTGGAAGGCAACTGCGACCTCTGCTTCCTGAAGGGTGCCAAGCAGGTCTATTCGATCATCGCCAGCGACCGCCCCAAAGGTGAATGGTGGGCTCGCATGGAAAGCTCAGTCGTTTCCGGCGGCAAGTTCACCGGTGATGGCGCGCGGTTCCGCAGCGACCGCCCCAGCTATCAGCAAATGCTCGACTACTCAGACATCCAATTCGACATGTTCGCTGACCACGACGAGACCATCCCGTGCTTTTGTGGGGACTAATTAATAGATAGGCCCGGAGAACTTTTCAGCATCAGGGCCTCCCTCTACGTTCATGGTATTAAAGAAGCTAGTCCTTATGGCAGGATCATGTAAATCAAAGTTAGCAATATGATGAAACCCTGCCTTCCTAACTGCCGACCCTAGCCGAACATTTAAATCCTCAGAATTTAGCTCCACCGTAACCGCACCGAAATCTATAGAATAAACTTCTTTCAAGATTTCATGGCTCGGATGAGGGAATCTCTTTTTGTAGATATCGTTATATTTTGGCTGAAAGTACTTTATCAGCCCCGCCTCAACCAAACATATTTGCAGATCTTTTGATATCTCATTCTGCGCACGAATAAGATCTGCTGCTATATCTCGATCATCTTCAACATTTAGAGATTCGTCTCTACCATTCATGAGTACAAATACTTGCGGAGGCTCATACCTTTCCAGCACCACCATTACCTCCCTATCAGGCTGATCCCGACTCATATCAGCCATGACCGCTTGGAGGGTCGAATGACTGAGCAGTCGATCTTTAGCAGAGCGCCGGCCTCCAGCATATGACATACCAACATATTCGACTTCAAGATCAGATAAAGTCTGATCACTAAGCTTTGCCCCAATACTCATTATGTGTGCGGGTATTGAAAACCAATCGTCCGGATTGTCAAAAAACTCGAACCTCAAACTTACAAACGGATACTGCAAATCTTTCATTTCAAAGCCTTCGCCAATCTCAGTTGTAAAGGCTACATGATGTTCAACCCCCAAGACGTTACATCGAAGAGCCCCTGTTAATAGCCCATTCTCGAGACTTATCGATCCGGGCAAGTAACTAGCTCGCGGGCGAGAAACTATAAGATATATATGACAATTATCAGCGAGCTCTCTTATTTCATCAGGCTCATTATTGATTTTTTCTATATTTGCCGGATGCAAGATCAAAGATCCATTTGAGTAAAAGCCCAGCGATAGATCCGTGAAGCGCTTCTTGTGCATGACTCGACTCCCTGATTTTTTGCGGTTCATCCAAACACTCTAAATCACGATCTGACGCTAACCAAGCTATACCGGCGAGGAGCCACCATGCCCATAACTTATGGAAGCGTTTGCAGCGGCATAGAAGCTGCAACCCTGGCCTGGCATCCGCTGGGCATGAGAGCCACCTGGTTCGCTGAGATCGAGGCCTTCCCCGGCGCGGTTCTGGCCCACCACTACCCGAATACGCCGAACCTCGGCGACATGACCAAGCTCGGGGCCCTGGTCCTGGCTGGCAAGATCGCAGCGCCGGACGTACTGGTCGGCGGAACACCGTGCCAAGCCTTCAGCGTCGCCGGTATGCGCCAGGGTCTGCTCGACCCGCGCGGCGCCCTCACCATCAAATACGTGGAGCTTGCAGATGCAACTGACTATGTTCGCGCCAGCCGCCGAAAGCCTCCCTGCGTCCTCGTCTGGGAAAATGTCCCAGGCGTCCTCAGTGACAAAGGGAACGCCTTCGGATGCTTTCTTGGCGCGCTTGCTGGGGAAGACTGCGAACTGCAGCCTTCAGGGAAAAGGTGGCCGGACGCTGGTTGTGTGTATGGACCCAAAAGAACAATCGCATGGCGGGTCCTGGACGCCCAATATTTCGGCTTGGCCCAACGACGCCGTCGTGTGTTCGTTGTCGCAAGTGCTCGAGACGGATTCGATCCCACCGAGGTACTTTTTGAGCGAGAAGGCATGCGCCGGGATACTGCGCCGCGCCGAGGCGAGGGGCAAGAAGTTACCGGAACTGCTCCTTTCGGCCCTGCGCTCCAGTGCGGATGTGGGAGCGTGTTCGACGAGGAGCTCGGACCGTTCGGCTGCATGAGCTGCGAGGGCGATGAAGGTCCGGCGGTGACTATGTTCGGCGGTATACCGGCGTTCGGCGGCCACAGCCTGGGTGGTTCGGTCGAGCGGTCGGCCACACTCACCGCGAAAGACACCCGGATGGACATGGAAAGCGAAACGTTCTTTGTCCAGCCAGCGCAGGATGTTGCTGGCACGCTGCGCAGCACTGACGGTGGTGCCGATGTGGACCACTGCATGGCCGGTCACCTAGTCGCCGGAACGCTCAACGCCAACGGCAAGGCAGCGGGCAGCGCTACTCAGCAGGACGCGGAATCTGGCCTGCTGGTTGTGCACGGAACACAGGATCCGGACGTCCGTCACGATCAGGCGCACACCCTCGGACAGAACAGCGGCCAGGAAAATGCAATTCTCGCCTTCTCCTGCAAGGATCACGGAGCGGACGCTGGTGCGCTGTCGCCGACCATGCGCGCCATGAACCACGCTGGAAGCCACGCGAACGCCGGCGGCCAGGCTGCGGTTTGCATCACCGGCGACGTCACCCACACGCTGAAGGCCGGCGGCTTCGACGGCAGCGAGGATGGCACGGGGCGGGGCCAGCCAATTACTTCGAGCGGCTCGGCTGGAGTTCGGCGGCTCACTCCGCGAGAGTGCGAACGCCTGCAAGGCATGCCCGACGACTACACGCTGATCCCTTGGGACGGCTGGCGAAAGCTCGACACCAGCGAGACGCCAGAGCAGTGCATCGCCGACGGCATGGAAGTCCGCCAGGCGAAAAAAAGCAAAGTCTGGTATGTCCGCGATGCCGACGGCCCACGCTACAAGGCGATCGGTAACAGCAAGGCGGTCACCGTCGTTCGCTGGCTTGGGATACGAATCATGCGACAGCTAGAACCCTAGTCCATTACCCTTTATCAGCGGTCTTTGTGCTACCGCTGATAAAGTTGATGAAGCTGTTAATAGGCTATATCACCGGAAGCTCAGGCTCGAAATATACATCTACGATCCGTCCCTCTTCGTCAAGAAACAGTGTTACTCGACTTGGCTCATATTCCTGAGTAACTGCGTCGCCTTTTCCAACGACACGGCATTTTTTGCCGACTAGATCCTTGATCGTCGTTGGGGCCACCGACAGCGACAGTGCCCAAGGCCACGGAACATCACCGCCACCACTTCCTCCAGTACCACTCACAGTCACCTCCTGATGCCGGAAACTCCCTCCGGACTTGAAGAAATTGCCTACAAAACCCTATAACGCGACCGCACTATCATTGTTGTGACTCACTCAATTGCAGGAAACAGGAAAGCAATAGCAATCCGCTTCCGAAATTTAGACTGCGTTAAATTTTCGGTTTTTCCTGTTCGAAATAGACGTTCGCAATACGTCCTTCCTGGTCTAGAAGAAACGTAACTCGACCCGGCTCATACTCCTCAGTCACCGCATCACCGAACTTCACAACACGGCACTTTCTGCCTATCAAATCCTTGATAGTGAATGGAGCGTCCGTCAGCGAAAGCGGCCACGGAATAGGATCACTCCAAGGCCAAGGGTGAGAGCCGCCACCATTATCTCCACCACTCATAAGCCACCTCCAAAATCCGACGCCAATCGCCGGGTGTTAAACAAATAGCCCAATTTCATCAACTACGCCATCAACCTTCCCCCTTCAAAGTCAGCCGCTATAGCGGCAAAGGAACAGTCATGCCTGAAGAAAGTGCTGTGATCCAACAATTGCCGGTCGAGCGCGATGCAAACGGTTGGTGGTCGCACCCTGACTACCTCTCGGAATTCGACGACGAAATTACTGAAGAGCAGTTCACCGACTGGTGCAAGCGCCACCAAGTGGGAACGAAGATCACCTACATGGAGAGCGACGTATCGACCGACGTGTTCAACGTCTACATGGAAGACGGCCAGGTTGATTGCTCAGCATGGGTAATTCAGCTCCCCGGCGAACCAGGCTGGTTCATCCTGTCGATTCACGATACGGAGGGCGGTCCTGTTTGCATCTGGGGCCGGCGGGTGACGCCATGACCAAAAAAATGCACCTCACAATTAGCTCAGGCTCGAACATGGACGGTGAGTGGTCCGCATTATCGGCCTGTAGCCTTCACGAAGATTCAGAGGCCGTCTGGAATGGCACCCGTGATCGCGAGAAGGTCACCTGCAAGCGCTGTCTGGCGCAAATGGCAAAACCGCCAAAGCCTTCAACCTTCGGCATCCCCAAAGAACGCCCGGTCCTTTTCAATGGGCCGATGGTCCGCGGAATCCTCGAAGGAAGGAAAACAGTCACACGGCGCTTGGTTGGTGAAAAGCAGATCCCGCGAAAGTCGGATTCGGGCGACGTTTTCTACGCCGAGGCTCAGCCGGGTCGATACGGTTTCAATGTTTCAGGCTCCACGGCGCAAGCGTGCGCTGAGGAGTTGGCGCTCTACGGGCTTTGTCCTTTCGGAAAGCGCGGCGATCGGCTGTGGGTGCGTGAGACGTTCGCCCTGCTCGGCAATGAAGATGGCGTCTGCGTCGACTGGAACGATAATCTGCAAAAAAGCGATGAGGAGTCTGCAGCCAAAATCTACAGGGCGAGCTGCACCAAAGGTGACTACGGACTTTGGGAAGTCCCCGACACAGCTGACTGGAAGCCGAAGACAGACGGTCTTTTGTATGAGGGCGCTTGGCGCCCGAGCATTCACATGCCGCGCTGGGCGAGCCGCATCCTGCTGGAAATCACCGCCGTCCGTGTCGAGCGGTTGCAGGACATCACACCAGCACAGGTTACCGCCGAGGGCGTGAGTACCCACGGCGAAGCACTCTGGGGCGGTGAGTGGTGGGTAGATGCACCTGATCAGGCCATCGAAGATGCTCGAAAGGACTTCGCAGATCTTTGGACGTCCACCGGCGGCAACTGGGACGCAAACCCTTGGGTCTGGGTCGTCGAGTTCAAGCAGGTGACGCCATGATCCTCCCCGCCCTCGCCTACATGGCCTGGCTCATCTACACGGGGCCACGGCAATGAATTAATGGGCCAGCGCCGCACCGAAGATGACCGGTGCGGCGCTGACCGTCATTTCGAGGTTGTTTTCAGGCTGCAGATGGTCGATGAGCGTGAGGGATTGAAGATTGACTAGCGTCAGTCTGAGCACCGAGCACCAAGTTGCTATCTGCAATTGCCCGTGCCCGAGCTACACCCCATGCGAGTGCGGTAGTCATCGTATCGTTGGGCAAATGGTCGTGGGCCTCCTCAAACACGGGCGATCCGTTTTTGTCGTAGACACCAATAAATAATTGGGTTCTTCCCTTTCTGGAAACTCGGCTCTGAACATCAATAACAGTGCCGTCACTAAGCACTTCGTCATGCGACCGACTATGCAACTCGCAGTCCGCCCAGAGCCAATATCTAGAACCTCTACGCATCATCTTTGCGGCCTCCTTTTTGTTCACATTTCAAAGAAACCACCGGGACAAGAAAATATTTAGTCCGGCAATAAAGCCATGTCAATTCCAAAGGGAACCATTCGTCTGGCGCCTTTTTTCACCCAAATCTCCCTCCAATCACTTCTGCCGCCACGCGCGGCATGGAGCACTTATGTCTGCAGAACTGGCGCAGGCGCCCTTCCGGCCCCGGCGCGAAAACATCCTTCCCCGTTTCATCCGTGCTGGTGCTGCGCCCAACTACTTGGGCATGTGCCGCGCCGAGTTCGACAAAACCGTCCGCCCTCATGTCAGCGAGTTTCCGATTGGCGAGCGCGGTGTTGGCTTTGACCGGGAAGAGCTCGACGACTGGGCCACCGCCTACGTCGCAGCAAAGGCAATTGATAAAAATGGCGCTTCGGAGCAACAATCGCCCCGCAGCGAGCGCCAGAAAGGAGATAAATCATGGCGCGAAAATCGATCACAGGCCTCTCCGAGAGGAAAGGTATCTGGCATATCGACAAGAAAATCAACGGAGAACGACTTTACGAAAGCACTGGAACTGGTGACCGGGAAGAAGCGGAGCGCTACCTGATCTACCGGCTGGAGCAGATCCGGCAACAGAAGGTGTACGGCGTAAAGAAGGTCAGGATCTGGCGGGAGGCGGCGACTCGCTTCCTGCTGGAGTTCAAAGACCAGGCTTCAATCAAGCTTTCAGCCCACCACCTTTCCCAGCTGGACCCGTTCATAGGCGACATGCCGCTGACCCATATTGATGACCAGGCCTTGGTGCCATTCATCAAGGACAGGCTGGCGACCAAGAAGCTTGGGGACGGCAAGGTAAAGAAGGGTGTCAGCAACAGGACGGTAAATATCTCGATCGAGCGTGTGGTTCGGATTTTGTCGTTGTGTGCCAGAAAGTGGCGAGACGATGAGCGCAGGCCGTGGCTGGATAGTGTGCCGATGCTCACGAAGCTGGAGGAGAAGAAATCGAGCCGCAAGCCGTACCCGATGTCATGGCCGGAGCAGTCGATTCTGTTTGCGGAATTGCCGGCTCACCTGCAAACGATGGCGCTGTTCAAGGTGAACACCGGCACGCGGGAGCAGGAAGTCTGCAAGCTGAGATGGGATTGGGAGATTTCAGTACCAGAGCTCGGAACGAGCGTGTTTCTGATTCCGGCTGATTTTGGCGGCAGACACGAGCGGTCTGGTGTGAAAAACGGTGATGAGCGATTGGTCGTGCTCAACAATGTGGCCAAGTCGATCATCGAGAAACAACGCGGGGTGAGTAAGGAATGGGTTTTCCCTTATAACGGCACCGCGATGCATCGAATGAATGACTCGGCCTGGAAGAAGGCTCGGGTGAGAGCGGCGAAACTCTGGCAGGAGGAAAATCTTCGCCCCGCTCACCCAGGCTATCTGTCGATCCGGATCCACGACTTGAAGCACACTTTTGGCCGACGCCTTCGGGCGGCAGGCGTAACCGAGGAAGACCGCAAGGCTCTTCTAGGTCACAAGAACGGCAGCATCACCAGTCACTATTCGGGCGCTGAGCTCGGGCATCTGATTGAAGCTGCGAACATGGTATCAGCAACCGATTCGCGCGGTCCGGTGCTGACAATTTTGAAGAGGAAACAGGCGTGAGAAATCGAGAAGTCACGCAAATGTCACGCACATGAAAAAGGCCAATGCTGTGAACATTGGCCTAAGTCATTGAAAAATATGGTCGGGACGGAGTGATTCGAACACTCGACCCCTAGCACCCCATGCT